TCAATAAAATCAATGGGTTACATTAATCTATAATCTATAAAACTGTTTTTGTGTTTTGGTGAGATGATGTGATGGGCCAAGCATCGCATGGTCGCACCAAGGAAAAACTCACCAATATATGAAATTATAGATTATAGATTATAGATTAAGAAAGAAGAGAACCCACAGCAGTGACGGTCTCAAACGCGCCGTCCGGCACAGTAGAGTTTAGAGTCTTTTCTCGCCATGACGCCCGCCGCAAAGCGACGGATCGGACCATCGTATGATGCAATGATCGCGGCGACGTCGGGCTTGCGCGTGACGTATGCGCACTTGGAATATTCTTGGTGGGCAAGCTCGCGCACTTGGCGCTTGGCTCGTTCAAATTTCACTTGCAAAGAACGGTTCGGCATAGTTACCTCCGCAGGTAAAAGATAGATTAAACAAGTATTAAATCATCTGAAAATTGACTAAGGGCGGATCGCACCATGACATGATGACGCGACCCGCTAATGTTATGGTTTGATGGTTGCCTTGCCATCGGCGGGTTTAGAGTATCCCATCGTGATACTGTTGGTGCGTCCGCGCTCGGTCCGGCTCGTTTTGCGGCCGTGAGTTCCCGTCGCACCCCGCATGACCTACATCGTCCTCGGTTCGATCATGCCTATTTTATACGGTCCATTACCATCGCAGGTAACGATTGAGCGCGCTTGTCGGATACGACCCCGACCACGACCACCGTCGCGCTTGCTCCTCACAAGTCACGGCCGAGAATTTCACTCGCACAGTCTGCGTCCATATTGCCCGCAAAGCATGGCTTTCGATCTAGTTACCGTCCGGTCGGCAGGTGCGCCGCTCGGCTCAGCCTAGTTACCGTCCGAGGTAAGGGGGGGAGGGGGGTATCTGGACTGGGGGGTGGGGGGAGGGGGCCATCTTTTTTAGGTACCTTAAAAATATACATTCTAAAAAATCGACACTTTAACTTTCATGTAACCTTCAAAACATAACATCAACACATCAAAACACCTAACCACCACTCTTACCTAAGCATCATCAAGTAACCGCTTGAAACAGGTGTGAATCAGTACTATAAAAGGTTCAATAAGTACTTAAAAACGAAGTAAGTTATGACCTACAAGTACTTAAAAACGGAGTGAGTTATGGCTGACCAGTTACCCGTGCCCACTGCAACGCACCTGCGCGCTCAGCTTGGCGTCTATACGCCCACGGAGTTGGCGAGCGTGCTTGATGTGACGCCGGAGACGCTCACCGAGTGGCGCTATAAACGGGTAGGGCCGGACTACGTCAAACTTGGTAAAGGCGTCATGTACCGCGCCGCTGACGTTGAAGAGTGGATGCGGCGCAACGTTGTGCCGGTGACGAGGACGTGATGTTTACCGTGCTCGACTACATTGAAGTGGTAGACCGATGCGTTGAGCGGCTGCGCATGTTGCGTAAGATTATTCCTGACGACGATGTCGATGCCCGCCTCGAGTGTGAATATGAGATCAACGCTCTTGCCGACCTCCTACAGAAGCTGAAACAGCTACACCCCAGTTTGTCTGTTTTTACCATGCACTAAGTCCACGCCGAGGCTGTAACCCGCTCCCGGCTGGCGGGGCGGCGTCCGCGCAAGCGGGAGGCGATCATGTCGGTCATGCCGCCATGAGCTGCCACGCAGGCGTACTGAAAAGCGTCGGCGATGTGCGAGTATTTATTCTTCTCAGGCGTTGGCTTGCGCACGCCGCCACGGGTCTTTCCATAGCGATAGCCACCAGAGAGCGCGCGGATCAGTTCCGGGCAGCGCAGCCTGTCGATAACGATGGCTGCACCGCCGTCGCGCTGACCCAGGAGCCATGATTCGACCGCGTTGATGCGCTTGTCGATGTCGTTGGTCGGGGCAGGGTAGGCCATCAAACCATTGCGCTTGATAAGGTCGAACGAAGTTTCTTCATAAAGCGTTGAGCGCTGGCGGCCGGCGGGGTCGCCCACGATGACTACGGGCTTGCCAAAATAGCGCTCTTGCATGAGAGCAGGCTTGATGGCGCGCTGGAGCTGGAGTTCGAGGCCGATGTCCTCGGCGATGATTTCCTCCAGCACCAGAAGCCTGCCCTTGTGGTCGGGCTGGCAGATAATGGCGCAGGGGTCTCGACCAAAGTCTAATCCAACCAGTAACGGGTAAGAGGAGACCGGCATTACCTCGTCGGTGACGTGAAAAGCGGTCTTGAAGCTCTCGCGGAAGACAGCCGAGCCGGAGGGGTCGTCGCCATATTGTGCATGCACATAACGCTTGCACCAGTCGTTGGAGTTGGAGCGAATAAAGCGTTCGTAATAGGTGCGCCCTTGTGCCCTACGTTTTTCGTCGCCGATGGGCAATTTTAGGGTCTCGGGCGTCTGTGTCAGCCAGTCAAGATTCTCGGCGGTGTCAGACATGCCTGACGGCTGAATGAAGATTTGCCAGTCTGGCGGAGTGTTAACATCCATAAACGTATGCCAGGGGGAACCTTCAGAGGGCATGTTGGTGTCAGCGATGATGCCCATCCAGGTGCAGCCGCCCTGATTTGCAGCGGGGTAACGGCCGCAGCGGCCGGCAAGAGGGGAGATGATACTGACATCCATCTCAATGCACTCCGACATCCACGCGCCCGTGAGCTGCATGGAGAGGAGCCGGCGCTGGTCTTCGGAGTCTTCAAGCGGGATGAGAAGCCACTCGGAGCGCACGTCGCCGATCTGGATATAGATCGTGTTGTCGGAGACCTTGTAGCTGGCAATACCTTTTAGCCACTCGGTGATGTCCTTGAGAACGGTGTCGCGGAGCTGCTTCAAGGTCTGACGCACGATTGCAAATCGCGTGTAACGCAAACCGTCAGGGGCGGTCTCCTGTTCGCAGGCGCGGCGGAAAAGTTCGAAGAGGCAGGCTGTGGTTTTTCCACTTCCAACAGGTCCGGCGATCAAACGACCGAAAGAGTCGGACTTCATAAAGGCCGCGCAGGTAGGCGGCGCTGTGTAGTTAATCGAGGGCATGTTTCACCAGATAAAGGAACGCTCTTAGTAAAGATCGAGGATCATCCCCGAGCAGCCCCAGAGACGTGTTGCAGGAGCGACATAGTAAACCTCTGACCCGGCCGTTGCGGTGATCGTGGTCCACGTTAAGCACTCCTGTTTTCTCGTCTTTCGGTGTCTTGTCACACAAGGCGCAGGTGCCTCGTTGGTGAAGTAGTAACTTGAAATAGTCTTCGGAACTTATATTATAGCGATGTCGTAAAAGAATGTCGCGTCGTGATTCTTTATACCCTATAGGGTCGAGTTCCTTTTTTCTTTGAAGCCATTTTCGCCGCTTCTCCAAAATGGATAGGCGGTTTTCTCGATAACGCTGCCTCGCCCTTGCGAGGCGATGCGGCGATGATTTTTTCATTCTTCTGACAGCGCCCGGTTTTTCAACATCTCGGCGTACCAGAGTAAATCGACGTCGGTCAGATTATGAACCCACAGCCGACCGGTGCCTTCGGCGTCAAGAAGAACGACTATTGCGCCTTCCATTTTTTCAATGTCTTCGCGCTCTGCAATAATGTGCAAAAGCTCTTTGACTGAATATTCTTCTTGTTTTTTGCCAGCTTTCTTGCGCGCAGCCAAGTCAATTATATCGTTCATTCAGTCCTCGTGCTCAATTACCTTGGAAGTAACGTCTTTTTCAATTTTGAGTGTTTGATCAGTTCCAAGGTTAATAGTCACGGAAAATTTCTCTCCTGTGACATTACTGTCGAAATTTGAACCCCCAACACCGGCAAATCGGCTCAAAGTTTTAAGTACTTCGTTTTTATGTTGAAGTCCTTCGCGGGGGTCGTGCATGCGCGCAAAAAATTCAGGCAACGCTTCTTCCACTGCCGAAAGAGATTTGAGACGTACACGTTCTGCGGTGTTGGTGGCGCTCTGCCAGGCTTCAATTTCGGAGCTTAAGAGCTGACGGAATCGGGGGGTTTTAGATATAGTTTCCCACTGGTCTTGATCAATTTGGTGGGAGTTTAGTATCTGATCAATAGGCCGAATATCCATTGCGATTTCGCGGGCCAACCGGACAATTTCAACGTCGTATTGCCCAGTAGTAATCTCAGTGAGATCGTTCATTTATCACCTCTTGGCGTGATGAATAGTTGATTTCTAACCAAATCATACTGTAATACTAGGGGGATCGTCGAGAGGACGGAGACGAGATCCCATGGCACTTACCCCTGCCGGCACGGTTTTGCGTGTCGTTGGACCCGCCCAATACGAGGCGGCGATCAAGGCACGCGATGAAGAACTGGCAGCGGCGCAACAAGCGGCGGCCAACGGACAAGACCAGCTTACAAGTCTATCGAGCTTTATTCGGCGCGAGTTTGACAAGTTCCGCCGGCATCGCAACAACGCGATGGCTGGATGGTCGGACAGGTTGTTAAACGCGCTCCGCGTGTTCAATGGTCAGTACGATGCTTCCAAGCTAAACGAGATCAGGAAGTTTGGCGGGTCGGAAGTTTACGCCCGTATCATTGCAATGAAGTGCAGAGGCGCGTCGTCGCTTCTGCGTGACGTATATCTCTCGCCCGAGCGTCCATGGGGATTGGAGCCGCCGGATGATCCGTCGATCCCGAATGAGATTCTTGCTTCTATCAATCAACTTGTGATGAGCGAATCGCAGACGATGGCGGCTCAGGGCCAAGCGCCCGACATCTCGAGCATCCGCGATCGCACCATGCAACTTGTGGAAAGCGCACGCCAAGCCGCTAAGAAGAAGGCATCGGCTCAGGCGCAAGTCGCCGAGGATAAAATTGACGAGATGCTCAAGGAAGGCGGCTTTTATAAAGCGTTCGCCGAGTTCTTGGTTGACCTGCCTCTTTTCCCGTTTGCCGTTATTAAAGGTCCGGTTGTCCGCATTGTGCCGACAGTTACCTGGCAAGGTAATGAAGCTGTTGTCCAGCAAGTGCCCCGTCTGACTTGGACCAGAATTTCTCCTTTTGACGTTTGGTGGACGCCCGGTGTTTCCGACATTGAGGATGCCGCTGTCATTGAGCGGACACGGCTTACGCGTTCGGATTTGAACGATTTGCTTGATCTTCCTGGATATAACCAAGAAGCTATTCGCACTGTACTTGATCTTTATGGTCAGGGCGGCCTTGTCGACACGACAGACCAGACAGACGCCGAGCGCGCCGTCCAGGAAAATCGCGAAAACCCGAATCTCAACGAATCTGGCCTGATTACCTGCTTGGAATATACGGGCAATGTGCAGGGCAAGATGTTGCTTGAGTATGGGATGACCAAAGAAGAAATCCCTGATCCTGTGCGCGACTATTATGTTCAAGCGTGGATCATCAGCAATTACATCATCAAAGTGCAGCTCGCGCCCAGCCCACGCAAGCGCCATCCTTATTATATCACATCGTTCGAGAAGGTGCCGGGCACGCCCGTTGGCAACGGCTTGCCGGACATTCTCAACGACATTCAGGAAGTCTGCAACGCGTCGCTCCGCGCGCTGGTCAACAATCTGTCGATCTCTAGCGGCCCGCAGGTTGTCGTCAACGACGATCGGCTTTCTCCCGATGAGGACGGCGAGGATCTTTATCCTTGGAAGCGCTGGCACGTTCAAAGTCACCCGATGGGCAACAACGGCGCTCCTCCGATCAGCTTCTTCAACCCACAGTCCAACGCCCAAGAGCTCCTGACCGTCTACCAGCAGTTCCTGAATATGGCTGATGAATTGTCGGCTATTCCCAAATACTTGGCAGGTTCCGGCGTGACCGGCGGCGCGGGCCGCACCGCATCCGGTTTGGCGATGCTCATGGGCAACGCCAGCAAAATTCTCCAAACCATGGCGGCCAATATTGACCGCGACGTGCTCGAGCCTTTGCTCGGTTCGCTCTTCGATATGCTGATGCTGACAGATCAGTCCGGCCTCTTGACAGGCGAAGAAAAAGTGCGGGT